CCTTCGACATCTACGTATGTACCAAAATAGCCACCTGCTACGGTGGCTACGCTGTCATCACTATTAGGAGGGACAGGGGATTGACCCCTGTCCTCTTTACCTTTGTTGATTAAAAAACCAAACAGTTGACTCATGATTAATTATCTAGTACCCTTGATAGTACTATTTATAATCGATTACTGACGACCGATTCTGATGCCAGAACCTGGTGGGTCTCCTTCTCCACTATCGAGAGCACTAGATCTAGGATCTACTGCCTTCCAATATGAATACTGGAACTCAACAGTGAACTCTTCAATCTGATCATTGCTGTCATAAGCAAGGTCAATTTGTGAGACACTTGATGGGAAACAGTGGAACAAATCATACTGACGAAGAATACCACCAGAGACTGAAGCATCCTTACGGAGTTGCTTAACTCCGAGAGTTGCCATGTAACCGTTGGTGTTATCAGGAGTGAACAACGGAGCGTTATTCAATTCGTGACTGTTCATTTGCTCCAACCACTTCTCGAAGTAAGCACGAAGCTTGAACTCCTTGTCGTTGAAGAATGTTGCTGACCAGGTATCGAATGTACGATCACCTGCGATCTTGACTGTTCTTCCTCTGAAGGGAACCTCAATCACACCCAGGTTTGATGCTGGGAGTGCTGCGGACTTACAGAGGAGGTTGATCAAATTTAAATCATCGCCAGTAGGCTTGTTTGCCAATCCTTGCGGCCAATTAATATCGACCGCAAACATATTAGGCTTAACGCCTTCGCCAATTTTAGTGAGAAAATCGTTTAATGCAGTTGCCATTTTACTTTACCTCTTGTTTATTGTGATTATCTACCGACTACTTCGCTGAACGAGACACCAGTCTTCGTTGCAGTAAAGGTGATTGTAATGTAGTTAATCGAGCGAGTTGGCTTGACGAACAATTCGGCAACAAACTCATTACGATCAATTACGTCAGGGGTGTTATTGGACTCATCACATACCACGAGGAAATCAGTTACGCCACGACGTGCTTGTACTTCTGCAAGATAGCTGTTAACAGCAGATGCAAAAGAACCACGAGTCGTGCCGTCGTTCTGTTCAAAGAGAACCTGCTTCGACAGATCTCCAACTCTTTTCTCAAGATTGAGGAAGAGGCGGCGAACGTTAATACGGTCGAAGGCAGAAGGTGAAGCAAGAGCAGTCTTGTCACCGAACAGAGTTACGCCGCTACCAGGGAAGATAACAACAGGGTTGATTCTGTTCTGATAGAGTTCGTCTCTATCTGCTTTGCTTGGGTTGTACGCAAGTTTGATTGCATTACGCAATGAACCACGATTTACACCAGCAGGTGAATACCAGTCATCAAGAAGAGATGAGGTACTAACACAGAGACCTGCGATGTCACCGTTACAAGGAATGTAACGATACTTGTCATTGAAGCGATCGTAGTAGTACTTGTAACCACTATCAAACACAGCATATGACGTTGAAGTCATGCCGTTGAAGAAGTTCAAAGTATTTTCTTTCTGCTGGAAAGCAGTCAAGACACCGGCAGTACCGATTTGGTTTGCTTTGTGGGGTGATACGAAAGCAACACAATCTTTACGAGCAGATGCAATCGAGATGACCTTGTTTGCTTTTGCTTTGGTGTCCGTCTCGGTTGAGAGTGAACCGCCCATCAATACGAAGTCGATGTTAACCAACTCGGTATCAGCAAACTCGTCGTAAGCACCTTCAATTTCTGAAGCGGTATATGCATAGTCATCAACACCACCTTGAAGTGCTGTTTCTAACTTGCCAACTAACTGGAATGCATCACCAGAGGTGAGAGTTGAGGAATCAACACCAAGAGCAGAACCAGCACCTGAAGAAGATGGATTCCAAGAAGCTGTGGGAGCACTACCATTGAAGAAAGTAAATGACTGTGTGTTAATTAAATCTTTGAAATAATTAGCAGCACCTTCAGCACTTCTACCATCAACGAGTTTAGATCCGTAAAGGATTCTCTCAACAACAGTGTTTGCAGAACCGGTAAACTCTCCAGTTACATCAATAACAGCAGCGTGAATCTCGTCATACTTAAGACCTTTGTCAGAAGCATACTGGGAAGTGCCAGGACGAGGACCGATTGCTGTAAGTGTTAAACCAGTAGAACCAATTTGAGCATTAGTGTACCAATCTGATACTGCAGTGAGGCTAATAACGCCATCTTGTACTGTATCTACTTCAAAAGTTGCATCAGCACCACCACCAGCAACGGTGATGATATCACCAGCAATATATCCAGCACCACCGTCAGCAACAGCAACAGCAGAAACTGCACCGGTAACGGTTGCAACTGTAAATGTTGCGTTGGAATCTCCTGATGCCAGGGTCAACACATCTCCTACAGTGTAACCACTACCAGCGTTAGCAATAGTGATTGAAGTTACTGAACCACCGACAGCGACCACATTAGCAGTGGCGTTGATGCCCGTTCCCCCGGTAACAGCAACACCACTAGTTGTGGCGTAGCTAGAACCACCAACACCAGTTGAGAAAGTGGCGATAGAACCAACAGAAACAGTTAAATCAACTGTAAGACCAGCAGCACCAGCACTACCACCTGTAGTAGCAACTGCATTACCAGAATCATATCCACTACCACCTACTAAAGTAGTTGTTCCCGTTACGATACCAACTTCTGGTGAATCTAAAGCATCTGAAGTTGTGAGTCTTGATGTGGGATCATCTAAAATAACAGCAGCAGTTTTTGTGCTAGCATTCCAAGCATAAACGACAGCAGTTGCTCCACCAACAAACGTCAGTACATCTCCCATTGATACTGATGCAGGCGATGTAGTGAAAGTTACATTCTGGTCAGCACCACGGTCAACGAATACTACTGATAATCCATTTGCCCAAGTACCAGCAGTTCTTGAAACTAGAAAGTTTCCTGTGCCATTTCCTGACTCCCAGTCTTCGTCATTTTTGACAGTGACTGTTGCGCCTGTATCTGTTGCACTATTGACACCAGTAGATGCACGAACTACTGATAATCTTCCGCCGTAGTTTAAAAATTCTGAAGCTACGAACCAATCTTCTGCGTTGTCTTCTGCCGGAGCACCAAATACAGAAAGGAGTTCTTTCTGTGAACTGATGTTAACGGGTTGTCCAATAGGACCCTTTTGGAAAGATGACGCTACACCGGCAGTGATTTGTGATGCACCGACGATTACCGCATTAGATAAGTCGCGTTCCTTAAGAACAATACCAGGCGAGACTTGACTTGCCATGTTTAATCTCCTGTAAGTTACCAAACTTGATCTAAAAATATTTATTCTTTTGACCCGCTCAAGTGGGGAAACAATGCACGAACATACTACCAGTCAGGATACCCGGATTTTTCACTATCTGTTTTTCTGTTGGTTTTAATTCTTTTTTTAGTACATTCTTTACATTCATAAGAATAAGCAGACATAGATTGCCTGTTTGGTCTAGACCTGTAGAAATCTGTAATAAGATCTTTTGTCTGTTTACAAGACCTACACTTTCTCTGTCTAAAAAGAATATTGTCCAAATCAAAAAGATCTTCTACGTCCATTAGATCCCCCACATATAACTAACATCTTCTTGGGATTCACCATATTCCCAAACAGATCCTTCTTCTACAAATCCTTCATCTCCTTCAAGACCTGTAGTGATAAATCCAAACGGTGCCATGTCTTGTTCAATCTGATTTTTCTGTTCATCATAGATACGTTTACGAACATCATTGTCAGTCATTTCTTTAAAGTAATCTTGCTGGACCAACCAGGCGAAGATTACCATACACATTACCAAGTCATCATGAAATCCTTCATCAGCTTCAAAGGATTGTTTCTTCTGAATGAACGTGGTAAGTTCTGATATAATTTCATAGTCATTAAAGATAAGTTTATCATCTTCAATAATCTGTTTGAGGTTAGCACAACCAACCTTCTTCACAGTAACACTCATCTTGACACCAAGTTGTGTTTTAGTACCAGAGAATCCATGCCCCACAATCTGCCCTGCTCGCCCTCTCATGGCACACATGAGCACATTAGGATACTCAAGGTCATAGTTAAGAACAGACGCTACAGAGTCTCCTACGTCGTTTACCTCACACAATACCCAGGCGTTATTATATGCTCTAGCAACATCGTTAATAACATTAGGGAACAACATAGGTTTTATTTCATTGTTCCTATACTTTGCTACTATCCTATATGGAACTGTAGTAATATCGTAAACAATAAAAGCAGAGTAATCTCCCCCAATACCGCGAGAAACATCAACTGTAAAAATGTATTCATGATTGTTTTTTGGTTCCTCATACACATCTAATCCATTACTACGATTAATAGGATCAATAAAAGTCAGTGCTCGAAGTTTAGCAGCAGAGATTAGTGTGTCAACAGATCCGAGGAACTCACACTCAAACTCCTGTGTGAACTGTCTCTCGGACGTGTTCTTGATTGTTTCTGCTTTCCAGTTCTCATCCCTACCAGGCACCTGTGACCAGTGGACTTCGTGATAAGTGTATCCATTTCTGCCGTTAGTTGCATCAGTCCACAACTTATAGAAGTGGTTCATACCCTGTGGGGTAGAGATAATAATTACTTTTGTGCTTTTACCAGAAGTAATAGTAGGATAAACAGAGGCAAAGAAGGACTCTGCAATATGGTTTGGTACGAACGCAAACTCATCGAGGAAGATGATGTTAAACGACATGCCTCGGACAGCAGACGCAGATGTAGAAGCTGCCAATATCTTACTGCCATTCTCCAACTCCATACTACCTTTGTTCCAGGAGATAACCCCCTGTTGAATCCACTTTGGTAGATTCTCATATGCTGTTTGTAATCTACCAAGTAGATCTCTTGCAGTACTTGCTTTGTTAGCAAGGATACCGATGTTTACGCTATCGTTGAATAAAGCATAATGCAACAAATACGAAACCACCGTCGTAGACTTTCCAGTCTGACGAGGTAGCTTCGCAATGTTGAATCTGCTTTTGTGAAACTTTCTGATTAACTCTTCCTGGAAGTCCCACATCTTAAATGGCACCAGACCTTCATCAAGAGAAACAATTTTTACATAGTTCTTCGTAAAATATATTGGATCGTTAGCACACTTAACGTACTCTTCGATTTGTTTTTTGGTGAAGTCTTGCTTGACGTTTGCTTTTTTTAGTAGCGGATTGCCAAGATATATTTGATCGGATGCCATAAAATATTAGTTCACCACTACTATTTATAGGTCTCCAAATTTATTTCCCATTTGTTCTATTAGTCCTTTCTTTGCTGCAATAGCACCTTCAACATAACCCGCACGACGTTCCCATGTCTGACCACCCTCAATTCCTTTTGATGGATTGATACATGTCTCGTCACCCAGTTTGTTACAAACAAGACCAGCAAGATCTAGTTCACTTCTATCATAGGATGCGGCTGTACCACTGAACATGTGTTTGCCGTTAATCCAAATAGCACCACATTTAGGACATTCTTTTCTCTCAAGTTTGAGATCCGACAGTTCCTTATCGTTGGTCATCTTTTAATTCCTTTATAAGTTTATTGTAATCAGGTAAATCCTTTATCAGTTGTTGTTCTAGTTTGCGCCTCATCATAAACATTCTAAACTTAATCCATTGATATCTAATTACTAGATCAATGTACGCGAATAGACGCATCGTTTCTTCCATACCTGCATACGCTACAAGCAGGATAAAACAAGTGAGTAATACATAGAGTCCGAGCATGGTGTTATACTACGATGCAAAGTATTATAGGACTATGTAGGAAAAAATAGTGTATCAATAAGCTACGTTTTTATAAGTGTTGGTTTACACATTATTCTACTAATGTGCCGTGCTTTCTTCTTATCTCCCTCAACTTTTCTAAATCCATATCCTTGGTGCCACCATCATATGCATGAGCATATCCTTCTGCGATCATTTGTTCGTTGAGGGACACAGACTCGTCCCCAATGTATAACCACCCAAGAAGACGCCCGTATTTGCCAGTGCCACCAACAAGTTCAGTCCTAACAGACAACTCATCATCACCAGCCAACGTGCCTTCGAGTTTCTCTTTGAGCCAGTTTGTTGCGTCGATTCCAAGTGCTTTCTCCTCTAGATTTCTCGTCCTTTTCTCTGGCGTATCAACTCCCGCGACTCTAACTCTCTCTTTCTTGTAGAGATCGAAACCAAGATCAATTGTTATATCAAGCGTATCTCCATCAAGGACACGATTTACCTCCACTACTCGGAAGTTGTAGCAGCTCTTCCTGCTTGGTGGTTTCATAGCACCCATTATTTTTTCTTACCTCCATTCTTCGCTTTCTTCGCAGTCGCGTTTCCTTGATTCTGCTTCGATTGACCCTTCTTGCCCTTGTTCGCGGACTTGGCCATCTTCTTCTAGTTCCTTAAATGATAGTCTTAATATATATGCAACACAATATGCAGTAAATGCCAGTCCACAACAGAGGAGTAATATAACACTCCAAGTTGGATTATTTACATCTTCTAGTGGACGAAGTAAAAGATTCATGAGGCATTTGAACGCAGTCTAGCGTAGTCAAAAACTTTCTGCGGAATATTCATTTCTAACGCTGCTTCAAATCCTTCAAATCCTGGTGAGGAGTTTGCTTCACAGATTCGGTATCCGTCACTGTGAAATAATAAATCAACAC